TATTAGAAAGTACGTCGTTATCGGCTGGAGATGCAGAATTATGGTACAATTGTAATCTGGAACCACTACTTCCGGCATTAGTACTCTCAAACAAGACTGTAGGTTCAGTAGCATTAACAACATGAAATCCGGCAGATGGGGTTACTGTGCCTATACCGACAAAACCAGAATCAAGCAATGTCATGACAGTAGTTGAATCTCCTAAAAACCGCAGGGATTGATCGTTGTACCCTGCGTGAAGGCTCCACTGATTATCTGGAGACGGTGCAGTGTTGGTAAGAGTTATCTTCGCGGAAGTATTATCAGCGCCAGAAATATGTAGTTTGGAGCTTGGACTTATTGTACCTATACCAACATTACCACCTTTTAAAAATAGTGTGTCAGTTTCAGAACCACCGCTACGAACACCTAATTTCAATATACCCTCGGAAGAACTAGAAGTTCTTATTCCTCTAATATAAGCAAACTGTGCATTGCCGGAGAAAAATTGAACACCCACACTTGAATCAGCATCCGTGCTTGTATTTGTTAATTGTAAAACGTCTACGTTAGATCCAGCCGCACTATCTTCAACTTGTAATTTAACATCTGGATCAGTTGTACCTATACCAACTTTACCGTTCTTCCAAACCATAGATAAAGTACCACTATCATATAATGATGTATACGCACTTGCTCCTCTACCTATAAAATTACTACCACTGAAAGTATCAAAATAATACCATTTGGCAGTACTATCTGACCTAAACCCATACTTATCTGCAGCTATAGCACCATCGACATCTAATTTATAACTAGGACTTACTGTACCTATGCCAACATCACCATCGCCTTCAATAGTTACAGCAGTTATTGCGGTGCCGCTAGTTTTTGTTCTAAAACGTATATCTCCCGCTGCGCTATTGTATGCGTTATCTATGTAAAGAATCGATGTAGCATTGTCATAAGAGAATAACCCATGGAAAGCAGCTTCTTCACCTAACTGAATTGCTCCTCCGTCATTTCCTGCAGAATCTGGACCCCAACCTTTCGCTAATATTTGGGCTGCTGCACTATCAACGACTTCTAATTTTTTGTTTGGACTTGCAGTACCTATACCAACATTACCGTTACTGAGAATAGAAACTCTTTCTGTATTATTTGTATATAAACGAAGACTTCCTGCTTTTAACTGTTTAATATCTAAGTGACCATCTGTACCAGTAACCCCAACATAAGCCATGCTTGATGTGCCATCCTTAAGATCTACATACGCAGTTGCATTAGTTCCCCACGCACCTCCATCTTGAACAGTAAACACAGGGGCAGATGAGTAAATATGAAGTAACGATGCCGGACTTGCTGTACCTATACCAACATTCTGAGAAGCATCTATAGATAAAGCTTTTGCACCATTTGCGTAAAAATGAAGCTCCTGCCATTGACTACTTTGGTAGCCACCAAAATGAATAAGGTTGGCACCGTCCCACTTTAATAAATCATATGCATTTAAATTTAAAGCATCATTACCCTGACCTGCATCAATCCTAACTTTACCTGCTACTTGTAATTTGCCCCCTGTTGGACTTATAGTACCTATACCAACATTACCACTACCAAGAATTACCATCCGAGTGGATGCATCCGCTAAATTAAAAGTATCAGTATCTTGGATACCGAACTCAAGTCGTGGATTTAGAAAATCTGGATTAGATTGAGTCGATTGTATTCTTATATAACCATTATATTGTTCAGCACTTCCTCTATTAAACAGAATACCTACACCATCACCGTTAGTAGCCATAGAACCATGACCGACTCTAACTGGGTAACTAATACCACCACCACCTGACAAACCTGCATTTACATCTAACTTATAATTTGGGTCAGTAGTATTTATACCAACATTACCAGCAGTGTCTATCCTCATCCTTTCAGTTTGATTAACATCAAACCTCATCGGAAAATTAGAAGTTGATCTAATTAAAACTGCAGAGTCTTCAGCTCTTAAATCTAGCCTACTATTATTAACAGTATTATCTACTCTAATTGTTGGGGTGGTAGCATGTTGAAGATGGAGCAGAAAAGAAGGACTTGCTGTACCTATACCAACATTACCGCTGGTATCAATGTGCATTCTTACTGAGGCACTAGTACCAAACTGCATAGAATTGTCACTGTGGTTATACTTTATAAAACCTGACTGTGCGGCAGTATCAGAGAAGAAAAGGCGAGAAGCCCCTGTCGTACCTGTAGATTTAATCTCTACATCAGCAAAGCCGTTAGAGTCAGCACCTAATGCTTGTATTATGGTTGTGCCTGTTATTCCTGAACATGTTAAGTTAGCGCTTGGACTTGCTGTACCTATACCAACATTACCTCCCTCTATCCGCATTCGTTCAGTATTACCAGTTTTGAAAATGAACGATCTACTAGTACCCATGCCGGAGGCATCTCCGACATTAAAAGTAACATCAGAGTCCTCTGTCGATGTAATTTGCAGTCTGGTGTCTCCTGTAGTATTGGCTACAGTCAAACCTACTGAGCCAGAAGCAGACCTAACATCTAATTTTGCGTCTGGACTTGTAGTACCTATACCAACATTACCAGCAGAAGTAATACGCATTCTTTCCGTGCCTAAATCTGTATTAAATGCAATAAAAGCATTACTAACGTTAGTAGATAATGTTAGTTTTAGATCACTATGCTTCCATCTGAGTATCCCACCGTAACTAAGCCCCGGACCTCCTAAAAATATATTTGATTCTTTATTGTCTGGAGAAAGTATATTTAATCCAGCATCTCCTGAACCTTCAATCACTAATTCATCAGCTGCTACACTTGCTGTTACAGAACCAGCACTTGCTGAAAAAATATGAAGTTTACCTTCTGGAGCTGTAGTACCTATACCAACTTTATCATTACTAGAATCATAATAAATTCCAGCAGCTGCAGCTGTTGTAGAACCTGTTTTATATAAGAAATAGTCATTTGTGCCACTGAAAGTTCCACTAATTCCAGATGAACCGCTTGACCCAGAAGAGCCAGAAGACCCAGAAGAACCACTAGTTCCACTGGTTCCCGGATCACCTTTATCACCTGTACGAGCAAACGTTAATATACAATCATCTCCGTTTGAAAACGGACTCGATGCAGAAGAAGAAATAGAATCTACGTCTATCTTGAAGTAACCTGTTGGTTCAGAATTAGCTCCACTTATTTGATACAAAATGAACTTAGAACTATCGTGTAACTTTGTGATTTTTACGTGACCTTTAATAGTCGAAGTAGAATCGTCAATAACCCTAAGATAATCTTGAATATCTGTACCGTCTAGATCTTCATCATCAATAAAAATTCTATCGGCAGATGTTTGGGTTCCTGAATTTAACCTAAAGTTGCCAGAACCCGGATCTGAATCTGTTGTCGTGTTATCAAAATTGTATTTAAAAGCAGCGCCACCAAAATTACCATCTTGACCTGAAGAACCACTTGAACCACTTGATCCAGAAGACCCACTTGATCCAGAAGAGCCACTTGACCCAGAAGAGCCAGATGTACCACTAGAACCACTTGATCCAGAAGAACCACTTGATCCAGAAGAGCCACTTGACCCAGAAGAGCCACTTGACCCAGAAGAGCCAGATGTGCCAGATGTACCACTAGAACCACTTGACCCAGAAGAACCACTTGACCCAGAAGAGCCACTTGACCCAGAAGAGCCAGATGTGCCAGATGTGCCAGATGTACCACTAGAGCCACTTGATCCAGAAGAGCCACTTGACCCAGAAGACCCAGAAGAGCCAGATGTACCACTAGAGCCACTTGATCCAGAAGAACCACTTGACCCACTAGAACCACTTGATCCAGAAGAACCACTTGACCCAGAAGACCCAGAAGAGCCAGATGTACCACTAGAGCCACTTGATCCAGAAGAACCACTTGACCCAGAAGAGCCAGATGTACCACTAGAACCACTTGATCCAGAAGAACCACTTGATCCAGAAGAACCACTTGATCCAGAAGAACCACTTGACCCAGAAGAACCACTTGACCCAGAAGAGCCAGAAGAACCACTAGTTCCACTGGTACCCGGATCACCTTTATCACCTGTACGAGCAAACGTTAATACGCAATCGTCTCCGTTTGAAAAAGGATTAGTTTCTGAACTATCAATAGGAGAAACTGTAAATCTAAAATAACCAGCGTTTTCAGAAATAGCAGTTGTAATTGCAAACATTATAAAAGCAGAAGTGTCGTATAATTTACTTACTTTTACATGACCTTTAATTGCAGATGTAGAATCATCTATAGTACGAATATATTCTTGAATATCTGTTCCATCTAAATCTACATCATCAACATTAATTCTAGTAGATGAATTTTGAGCAAAAGAATTAAATAGAAAATTACCGCTACCCGGATCTGTGTCAGTTATCGTTGTTAAAAAATTATACTTAAAAGCAGCGCCACCAAAATTACCATTTTGACCTGATGAACCACTTGATCCAGATGAACCACTAGTTCCAGAAGTTCCATTCGTGCCAGAAGTCCCATTTGTTCCAGAAGTTCCAGAACTGCCACTGCTTCCAGAACTTCCACTAGTTCCTGCAGTTCCACTAGATCCACTAGTTCCAGAAGTTCCATTTGTCCCAGAAGTCCCATTCGTTCCAGAAGTTCCATTTGTTCCAGAACTTCCACTGGTTCCAGAACTGCCACTGCTTCCAGAACTTCCACTAGTTCCTGCAGTTCCACTAGATCCACTAGTTCCAGAAGTTCCATTGGTTCCAGAAGTCCCGTTCGTTCCAGAAGTTCCAGAACTCCCACCTATACCTGAACTACCGCTTGATCCCGAAGAACCACTTGTTCCAGAAGTGCCATCACCTTTATCACCAGTTCTAGAAAAACTTAATATACAATTTTCGCTATTTTGAAATGGGTTTTCTGAAACACTTTCTACTGGCGAAACATCAATTCTAAAATAATTACTTACTTGAGTGACAGAACTTATAGTAAATAATATAAAAGTAATAGGGTCATTATGCGAAGATACATTAAAATACCCCTTAATTTCTGAAGTCGAATCATCCAAAGATCTTAAAAAAGTCGATATATCACTACCACCTAAATCTTCAGAACTAATATTTATCCTAGTAGCTTGATTCTGAGTTGAAGAATTAAACTTGAAATCTCCTGCGCCGGGATCAGTATTTTGTATGTTTGTAGAAAAACTATACTTAAAAGAAGCCCCGCCAAAATTACCGTCTAAACCTGAACTCCCACTAGTGCCAGAAGTACCGCTGCTTCCAGATGAACCTGCTGGACCTCGTTCCCTTGTAGCAGCATCTATAGCGCTAGGATTAACTAAATTGACATCAATCTGCCGATTTGTAGATTCTACATTTACTTCTATATCAGACATTTTTATAAATGGGTTGTGTCAGGCAAAACATTTAACCTAAATTCAAACAAAGTTTGGTCTTTTATGCCTGTAGCAAAAAAGTGAATATCTCCGTAGAGATTAATAGGTGGAAATTGTTTTGTTTCAGACGCTGGTATGTTAAAATATACAGAACCACTCAATTGTTCTGCATAAGAAATTACTGGAACAAACTGATAAATTAAATTACCATCTGGATGAGCTCTTAACTGTCCAGTACAGCTTAAACCATTAAAATCATCTGTTGAAGATGATAAGTTTATTGTTTGAGTACCAAAGGTATCTCCTCTAATTACAGTAAGTTGCGTTGCCACATCTTACTTTACACCTATAAAATTAAAAAAAGAATAAATACTATATTTCTCCTAATATTTTTAAAAGTTCTTTATGGTCTGGATTAGTAGGATCTAATTCAAGAACAGGCCGCTGAGAAGTCACAGATACAGAGCCTTTGTGAGTCGATTTGAATTCACGAAGTAATTTAGATTTTATATCTTGCCGAGAACCGCTAGCAAAAATACCAATTTTTTCACACATATGTTGCATATCTATATTAGTCATTTCAGAAAGGGTTTCTTTAAAAACCTCCAAGTTACTAGTACCAAAAGGATTACTTTTTTCTATGCCAAGAGCTTTTTCTAATTCTTTAATTTTAGAAATATCAGGGTCTTCATTTATTTTGCCATCTGCAAATGATAAATTATCTAACTCTGAAGTTTTAGCTTTACTTGATTTTTTGATTATTTTTTTGGCCATATATATTATAATACCTTTTGAAATAAAAATTCAATAAAAAAAAAGGTGCCACCTTTTAAGTGGCACCTTTATGAAACGTTTTTCTATTAAACGATAAGTCCGACAAGAGCACGATTGTCAAGAACCATACGGCCCTCTTCAAGAGCTCCAAAATAACCAATCTTACCCTGACGAAGAGTATATTGATCATCAGCCTGAAGATTAAATTCAGAACCAGTGTCAGAATCAACAGCAACAGCACGAACAAGAGAATCGCGAGATCTATCAAGACCCACAACAACTTCCTCATCGCTTTGTATAGCTTGCGCAGTACCACTGTTCTGAGCAACACCAGAGTTGTCAGCGAATGTAGTAGCTCCTGCAACAGTGCTAAATATTGTATTGAATTTCTTATTAACACCTAATTCTAAAATCTCCATCAAGGAAACACCATAGAATTCTGTCAAACCTGACTGAGAAAAGATCTGCTCTCTAACATTATCTGTTAAAGCGATACCATCAGTCTGATTATGTGGAGCAGCACCATTAGGAGCAACAGTATTAACAGGATTATAAGCCATTCCTCTTAAATCTTCGATAATTTCAGGAGAAACAATCAAATCTGTTAAACCTCTACGAGCACCAGAAGGTGTGCCGCCAACAAATGAAGCGTTAACTCTTTTGATTTTTGTGAATAATTTATTCAAATCATCAAGTAAGAAACGGCCTTTAAATGCTGAACGAAATACGTGCTGGTTATCACTAGCTGTTGCACTATTTCCTGTCGTAGCGTTAGCTAAAGCTGTCATAATGAGATTAGCAGATGTTCTTTCTTGCTTCAACATAACTTCTTGAGCTACGCGAGTGAAAGATTTGCTAACAACATCTAAACGGCTTTTTGCTGCATATTTTTTGTCAAAAGCTACAGCACTATCTAAACGATATGTAGAAATTTTTAATTCTGAAGCTGTAGGTTGAACGATGTTCTGAGGTAAACCGCCCGGAACCGATTGACTATAAACTTTGATATAATCTTCATCGAAAACATCATAATATAAGTCTAAAGGAATTGAAGGGTTATCTTCAGCGTTAAATTGTAAACTTGTAAACAAGTTTGATACAGTTGGAGCGTTATTAATAACTTCGGCTAAAACAGGACCGATGAATTCAGCCAAAGCGACTTGAGCGTCATAGGCTACTTCACGATTCTTAGATGCTAAAGCTTTGATTAGCTCAACCTGTTCGTCTGTTCTTTTTAAAACTATTTTCATATTCTTAATCTATTTTAATTACAGAGTGGTTGTGCTTGTGCAGTCGATTTGAACTAAAGCATATTTTCCAGTCCCAGTTCCAGCGAACTGATCGCTTTCACCGTTAGAAGAAACACGCTGACCAGTAGCTAAAACTTTGCCGACAATGGTATATTGACCAGTTAAAGGCCCAGCATTAGTTGGGGCTAAACCAGAAACTTTACCAGCATTAGCTGAAACCAAAAGATTAGAATTAACCACCATATTGGCGTCAACCCAATCAACAGCTGTATCAGCTAAAGTAAATGTTCCGCGAGTCGCAACAGGAACTGCCTGACCGCTTAAAACGGCTTGAAGTTCTGAAGCTTTAACAGGGTTATACAGAAGTTTTTCGCCGTTTTCGTCTTCTAAAACTGTTTGATTTAACGTAATACCTAAAACTGGAGTTCCAGCGGTAGCCGCAGTAAAAGTTAGAGGAACAGAAGGATATTGAGCGGCCCCAATAAACGGATAATCTGTTTTGCCTAAATAACCGTTGTCAGCATAAGTAATAGGATCTAGGTCCATATTACCGGCTGAAACTTTTACGAATACACCAGCTGAACCATTACCGTTTGTAGACGGGGAGGTGTCAGCAGTGTCGTTGGCAAACAAGTTGATGACATCTTGTTCGCTGTACTGTCTGAATGGATATAATCTTAGTGCCATAACCTTTAGAATTTAATTGTTATATTTTCTTTAGAAAATGCTTTACCTAATTTGTCTTTCCAAGAAAGATGTTCTTCTGTTGGCTCAATGTTTTGAGCAGGGATAGAAGCTTCTTCAACTTCTGAATTTGCTAAAGCTGCTTCAACTTCAACGCTTTCTTCTTCTTTAACAGAAGCTTCTGACGTTTCAGTTTTTTCAGTTTCTTGAATTCTTTTAGCTAATTCTGCCTCTAACTTCTCTTGGAAAATTTTCTCTTGCTCTTCTTTAAAAGCTTTACTCTTATGACGATACAAAACGCTTATTTTTTCTTGAAAAGAAGCAAAAGCTTCATCTGAATTTTCTAAGCCTTTCAGTTCGTCAACTAAAATTTTTCTATCAACATCTTCGAAATCATAATCTGCATCTAAAACGCCCATTCTTGAATTAAATAATTCTTGAGCTGCTTGAGCAGTTAATGTTGATTCAAGTTCGTTAATTTTAGAAAGAGCTTCTTCAAGTTTTTCGCTGTTCTGTTGAAGATCTGTTTTGAGTTTGTCTGCTTCTGCAACAGCTTCAAGTTTAGATTCTTCAGCAGCGGAAATTTTCGCTTGAATTTCATCGCTCTTTTCCTTTATGCTTTCAGCGATTCTTTGCGAAACATTCGCAACAGCTTCATCACTGAACGTGTCAGTATCTCGCTTTTCAGCTAGAACCGTCTTTAGTTCTGTTAATATTTGTTCTAGATCCATAATATTATTATTGTTTAAGTTTACAGTATTTTTTTTATTTTGTGAAAAATTATTATTTATTCTCAATAAGTCTAAACTGTTAACGTGTATAGATTCAGAATCGTTAATAGCTTCGCTTTCTTCTTTTATTTTATTATTTGAACCGTCATCAATTACAACGCCCTCTACATCTGCAGCTGGATTAGTTGTAAAACCTATACCTAACGGGTATATTCTTCCTGTAACTAACCTATAGACTGGAGTGCCATCGTCCATATAGCCGTTACCATTAAAACCCTTCATATACTTTTTAAATTCTTCAATTTGTTTTTTATCTGTTATCACTTCTGCCTCTTTAAGGTCTTGGCTACCAACAGCAACAAAATAATCATTAAAACCTATTTCCCAACTTGCACTTATTTTTTCATATAGCTTAGATGTAGATTCATTAGACTCTATTAAAGCATCAGCGAATTCTCTATCAACAGTTTTATAAACTACTGCTGCTAAAGCTATATTAAAAGGAGATAAAGAATCTTTAACCTGTTCATTACTTAAAACTTTATTATCTTCATAAGAAGAGAAACCAGAATTAACAATATGGCCAACAACTTTTTGTTTTTTGTGTTCTATATTAGTAGGTTTATGAGTAAAATATTGCTTAAAAGCAATGGCCGTATTAGTATCAATACCATCACCATTTTTATTAAATTTATTAACTACAGCAGCGTTAAAAGCTGCGCCAACTAAATCAACATTCTTTTCTAAGTTTACAGATTTAGGCATTAAACCTTTTAAAGGCTCTAAAGAAGCTTGCGATAACAAAAAATTATTATCAAAATTTAATGAAGCTGTAACAATATTGCTAAAGCTTGTTTTGTATTGAAACATAATATTTATTACACTTATTTATTAGAGCTGTGATATAACAAAGCAGCTGCATATATATTCAAGTCATGCTCTGAAGCTAAATCTTGAACCTCTTTCAGAATACCCAATTTGTCTAAAACGTTAGGATTAGAAACCACTTGCTCTGCTATATTGCTCCAATCATTATTTTTAGAACCAACAATTATTGCTTCACTTATATTTTCAGCCAATTTCTTCTGATCCTTACTTAAGCGCTTTTTATTGTACTTTTTCTTTAAAGAGCTTTGCACATTAGAATATAAAACTTTAGTTAAATCAAAAACTTGAGCAATGTCTTCTTTAGAGTAGACAGAAGCAACAGCGCCAACAGGCCTTCCTCTTTCATTTGGTACTTTATTTTTTGTGATTGGCTGATTTTCAGAAGCTGCATCGCCGCCTTCAGCAGGAGCTATAGTAGGGACACCGCCGACTATCGGATTGTAAAAACCTTTTTTCCTTTGTTCTACAAATTTTTCTTGAGCAGATTCTAATTCTTTATCTGTAGGATAAATGCCGGTTTCAATAACTTTGATACCTTCTTCAGGAGGCAAGATACCAAGCTCCATCATCCTTGTTACAACTCTATTAAATTGTGTTTCATCTTTTATGGAAACTTCTTCGAATTTAGCTGTTGGACATTTACCTTTAAAACCTAAGTTCTTAAATATTAATTCCATTTCTGGCTGCAAAAAGTCATTTAAAAAAGCATTTCTAGCTTCTTTAAGCCTTTCGAAGAAAACTTGAGCTTTTATATTTGTATTGGCGAATTTTTCAGAACCGATCAGAATATTCTGTAAACCTTCTTTTATATCTTCATTAACTACTTTATATTTCTCATAACCTAACACCTTATTCATATCAGGTATGACAAATTCAGCTTTAGTAGTGTAATCAGCGACAAGGACTCTTCCTACAGATTGATTATTAAGCAAGGATTGCATTGCTGATATATTTTTATGGTTAATCCCCCCTTTACTAGGTTCTGTACCTAAAGTTATAAGCAATATAACGTTTTCAATAGTTCTACAAATAGCTTGATCAATTTTTTTCATTTCTAATTTGAAGTTTATATCGTCAAGCACTGCAAAACCGAAAGGAACAGCGAATGGCTCATAATCTTGCTTCTTATAGAATGAGTAAATTACATCCGTTGGATTTAATTGAATCTTTAAGCCATCTTGAGCCCATTGCCCATTTTTAATTTTATCTTGAGTTTCAGCATCCAGATTATCAAAAATCATTTTATCATGATCGTTCTTGGGGTTTTGCAATCTTTCTAGCTCATATTCAGAAAGTATTTTTTCATAAACTAATTGTTTCCAAGAACTAGTTCTTTTAACAGTGACAAAGAAAGGATTTAGCAAAGTATATTGAACAGGTATTAAATTCTTAGCATCATAAGCAGTCGGGTAATTATATAATTTTTCTGTGTTTTTATAATTTAAATCTTCGTTACTAGCATAAGTTTGAAGTATCTTTTGAAAATCATCTAATTTAAACTTACCATTTATCTTGTAATAAAATATATTCCCACTTCTATAGTATTCTCTGAAGTATTGATCTTTAACTCTCCACATTTTAACATACTTCATCCATTTGTGGTAAAAATCTTTAGATTTTTGCGTCCCACCTTCAAATATTATTTCTGCATTAGAAAACTCAGACATTATATCTACAGCATTTCTAAATATAGCTACATTAGCGTAAGCTTTCTGACATAACTCTATAGCATCGCGAATGTTATAACCGTTTATAGATGACTCAAACGGCAATAAACCTTCTCTAATATTTGCATATTTATTTAACTTAGGCTGAGTTGCAACCCTATTTCTCCTAGTATTCGTGCTAGAGCCGCCACCAGTTCTAGAATAAGCAGCCGAAGCATCAAAATCGTAGAAAGGATCTCCTACTAATTGTGGTTCTGAAGACTCATTTCTAATCAAATCCTCTAAAGAAGAACCCTTTTCGTCATTACCTTTAGAAAACTTATTCCAATAATTTGATTTTTTTGTATATTTACGAGCCATAGTATATAATATGTTACACAAAGTAACTTTAAAAGTGACTTTTAAACTTTTTAATAAATTTTAAGCGATAAACATTGGCGTAAACGTTTCGTTAATGTTTTCCACTTTTACTTGTTGCATATCATAATATACTTTAGTCAACCAATTTCCTAAAATTAAAGCAGAATAACTATCTTTTCTTGGTTTATCGGGGCCAGTTTTTCTCCTTAGATTAGGAGGCAGATCGAAACTTTGTGTGCCTTGAGTCGTTGTAGTTATTTGTATTAAAGCGCATTCTGTTTTTGTCAGTAAAATCATATCTGTCAAATGCTCAACAAAATCAATCATTTTAGCCTCCTCATTTTGTTTGTCTGAATCAGCCATATTCGAAAACTTTAGATTCAAAATGCCTATTTTCTTTTTAGTCTGAGCCCTAAAATTATCATCTATAGCTCTGCTACCGAAAAATATACGTCTATGATCAAAGTTTGCTTGCAATAATTCGTTCGCAACCCTAATCCAACTTGAAGTAGGTTTTCGTAAAAATACGTATTTAAAATCAGATTTGTTGTATTCGTTTTTTGCTAGTAATAAATTCTGAGAGTAGTCTTCAGGTTTTTCAAATTCTGTTGACATTTGCTTAAGATCTATATTAGCATCTTTAAAAAGTTCACTTTCGTTACAAGAGTTCATAAATTGAACACCTCCATTATAATCCATACAAACAGCAACGACATTAAAGTTTTGCAATATATATAAAAAATACTTAATATGATCTTTTAAAGAAGATCCTGATAAAGCATAAGAATGAACTAAAGTGCATAATTTCTTTTCTTGGTTTAATTTTAGAACTTGAATAGCAAAATCATCAGAAGATTCTGTTTCTGACCAAGAAGGATCAACAGCCACAATGTATTCAGCATCAGAACGCCCTACTACTTCTGTAGAAGGAAGTTCCCCATCTGGAACGGTACACAAAGCCATTTTAGATATCTTAAAATACCCAGAGCTATCATCAGTAAACTGAGCTCCAAATTCTCTCATGAACTGTGATTCACTCATGGTAGCTTTAGCTTGATTAATAAGATTTTGATCGTACAACTGGACAGGAGCACAATCATAAGAAAATTGCATTACACACCTACGAGTTCTTTCACCTTTTTTAGGATTAAAAATTAGATTCTCATATTGTTCATACAACTTATACAAATACTCAAATTTAAAAGAGGCAGAAGAAAGAGCAATCAATTTATTATTCGGCCATTGATGTCTATCTTTTTCTTCCATTTTACCCTGCTTAATTAAATTATTCTCCGCTTGATACAGTTCTTCTCTTTGTGTAGGGTTCTGTACAACGGACAAAAATGGCACTATAACTTCATTATAAATGCGTTCAGGCATCAACAGGAACTCGTCGATAATAATGCGATGAAAACGGAAACCTCGCAGTTTTTCACCATCACCCAAGGGTAGTGCTCGAATACGGCTTTTGCCTATTTCCATTACCCACTCATCATTACTTTTTGAAACGTGAGTAATACATTGCTTTAGTAAATAAGCTTCTGGCTTTGCAGCGATATCTTCGATTTTTTTAAAAATCATTTTAGATTGCCGGAAAGATCTGGAAAGAATACCTGTTTCAACTCCTTGATTCAAAATAGCGTCTAAAACGGCATAAATTCCAGTTGTATAACTTTTACTCATACCGCGAGACCATACTCCTAAAAAATAATCACTTTCCAACATGCTTTTAATAGCCATATGTTGAAATGGGAACAATTGAACGCCAGTGATTAAATCTGTAGCAAAAGTTGTGTTATTTCTTAAAAATTCATAAAATAAAAGTTTAGCTTCTCTTTCTTCTAAAAAACCTTTTTTCTTAAGTAAATCTTCGTTGCTTATATATTCGTTTTTTCTTGGTATTTGGCTACCTGTTTCCCAGCTCATAATCTAAATAATATTGTATATCTACGTTCCATAATTCTTTGCCGTAATAAAGTAAACGAGGAATTATCTGCATAGATTTTTTTCGACTACCTGTAAAAATAAATTGAATTCTTCTCGGGTATTCATGTGTTAAGCTTCTCATGTTATGAAAAACGTATTCTAAATTAGATTTCTTTTTAAATTTACTTTGATTGCTTTTAATTTTATTAATGTCACTTTCTACAACAACAAATAAATATGATTCTAATGCAACAGCTTTTTCTATTTCCTTTTTAAACCTTGAAATCCCACCAGCCATTGTTCCTAAAAAATCAGATTCACTTTTTCTATCTACATAAGTGTATGTATACTCGCCATTATTTAATAAGTAATCTCCCACATATAATTTTTCTACCTTAGTTTTTTTAAACGGCAAAGGGTCTTGCTCTCTTGTGTCAACCAACATTTCGAAATCAATAGCCTCACAAGGTTCTATAAACTTTTTTGGCATAGGTCTATTTAACAAAGGTTCCAGACCTAACAAGCTACAAGCTTTAGTGTAAGATTTAAAATACTTTTTTAATATATTAATTGGAGGTAAATTCAAAGTATTCAACTCATTATGACAAGGACCATAAGAATATTTTTTTTGAGCTATTCTTTTTTGAAAAAGATCCAAACATTTAGCTTTAGCCAAATCACTCTCGACACTTTTCTCCCACAACAAAAACTCATTAAGATCCAAAAACTCTTTTGAAAAATAATCCTTTTTATTTAAAAAAGGTATTTGCTTCTTATAGAATAAAGAAAATTTAGGATAATATTTGCAATAATATTCAGCTTGATAAAGGCCATGCTTTTTAATATGGGCATGTAAGGACTTATCTGTTTCAAATTCTTGATTACATACTTTACACTTTATCATATAGCATCTTCTTTTGAAATGCCTAATATCCTCGCTTTCCAAGAAGACATAGATTCAAATTTATCAGCTTCTTCCTGAATAGCTTGTTTTTGTAAATCAGCTATTTGAATCATCATTTGTCTTTCTTTTTCGTCTTGAAAAAGTTCAACTAGATTCAAAATAGAAGCATTCTTCTGATGATGCTTGTCGATTCTTTTAGCTCTTTCACCATTTAATTTCTGAATGCTTTGATCTATTCTTTTGGCACATTGATTATACTCTTCACTAATAGTTTTTAAAATCTCAGTTAACCTAAGTGTTAAATCATTTTGCTCTTGAGTTTCACTGAACATTTGGTTTACTTTATTTTTCTTAATATCTATTTGACGTAAATTAATATAATCCATGCATACATTGATATATAAATTAATTTCATCTATTGTTAAATCAGGTTTATCCCAAACCGAACGAACAAATTCTGCCTCAAAAAGATCTTTATCTGGTATAGAAGAATAAGCATCATAATTACCTATAAAACGAGGGCTAGATAAATACACCAACAAACGTTCCAAAAATTTTCTATGTTGTAATGACAACTTACCTTCGTTTAAAGATTGACCACACCATTTATTGACCTTATTTAAAACAGTTTTTAAAGAACGAGGAACAGAATACTTTTGATTAATTCCTGATTCATTTTCGACCAAAAGGTCTGGATGGGTTTCTTTTATATATTTATGCACCGCTCTGTATTCAGCAGTAGCATAAAAATTTGCAGTTTTAGATGATTGAATTTTCGTCGCAAACAACAATTCAGTAATTTGCTTGGGGCTCATTTCTGATTGAATATTTTGTTCAATAAACTCTTTTTGATTATCTGAAAGCTCTTCTTTTGCTGGTGAAAAAAACTGTTTCTTTTTTTTATCGATTATACCTGTTTCAACAAGATAATCTCTTACAAGTTTAGCTTGTTTAGACCGACCAGTTAATTTCTCCTTTTCAAACAAAAGTTTGGCTATAACAACATAGTCGTTTAAACCATCTTCTATTTTTTTATTTATAAAAATCTTATCTTTATCACTTAACATATCTATCCTGAAAATAAATCGTTTTCATCTATTAATTTTTCAGCTTTAACGTAAAGCATTTTTTTCAAATTCTTTATTTGTTTATAACCCGCTTTTCTACCTTTTTCGTTAGTTTTGAAATTTAATATTCCCGCTACCTGATCATCACTCAAAAAATCTATAAAAAACATTTTATAAACAAAAAACTGTTTATCAGTTAAACAGTTTCTCATTAATTCGTGCAGTCTAGTTTCTGCTGTTTTATAATCATAATCTTTAGTTGATTCAAATGACATATAATAGTTTTGATGATTTTCTAAACTAACTGTCATTTTAATATCAAAAGCTGGTTTCTTTAATTTTTCCCACTTGGCATAAAGAGGGCATTCGCTTGATTGGACGCCACTAGAAGTAAACCCACAAGAGTTTTCAAAAGTTATTTCTATACCCTTACTTGTATTAAAAGGGCAAGATAAACATGGTTTAGCAAAAGAAGTATAATTGTTCCTTATAATATTTTTTATTTGATTTGTCGCAATTCTATTTACCCAAGGCTCTATAGGTCTTGATTGATCCCACAAATGCCACTTCTTATATATATGCAATTTTATTATTTGCTCTATGTCTTCAAAATCAAACCAAGCTATTGCTTTTAAACGCCATTTAGATTTTCTTTTTTTGATTACATTATTAATGACCTCATACATGTCCTCAAATTTTTTTTCATTATGTTTCATTAATATCTAATGTTTTTCGAACTGGAGCGCATTCTCTTAATGATTCTGATAATAACTCTTCTTTAGACATCGTTTTATTTACCCCAGCAGGCCTTTTAATTTTATTACCTTCATCAACTGGATTAGCATTAAAAACCTCTTCAGCTTTATAAACG